TGCCGTCGTTGATCAATGAACCGTAAACGTGTGCGCACGAGTAGTCGGTCCATTACTTACTAGGCAAACGCAACAAACGAAACAACGAGCCGTTGACGATAGTGTCGCGGTAGTCGGACATCAGCTCGTCGTCAGCGGAAAGAGACGTCTGCGTCGGCTTAAGCTGCACGCGCAGAATGGTGCTAGACACCTTCGTTGCGTTAGGGACCGGAACCAGCCAGAACAAAGATTGACTGACTTTTACGAAGTACTCCGGCGTTCCGCGATTTGCTGCGTCGCGCCAGCTGGGCTTTCGCTGCTCCAATAGATTCGTGCTTATCGGCTCGAGGTCTTTCCCGTCGTGAACCAACCACAGAATCTTATGGACTACGGTGTCGGTTGGCGGCTCAAGGTCGTACTCAAATTCTCCGGTACGCGTGGTAACCGGATCGAGCTCAGCCTGGAGGACAGGTGCTTCATCGCACAACTCGATAGCAGCTGATCGAAGATAGTTTTCGATCAACGTGTCAGGGCACCCCGGTACCATTGGGATGACCTCAGGCAACAGCGACTCGTAAAGAGTTGCCATGGCCTATTACCCCGCTGCCACTGCGATCGGGCGCTTGCTGTCGTAGTTCGGAGTCGTCATGGCGTCGACCTGGCCCTTGCCAGTGATGGACGCAGTGAAGAGCTGGTAGTGCGACGCGGCGCGCTGCTGATTACCGGCATATTCGGCATCCTTCATATAGGCCATGTACAGCACGTAGTTCATGACTGCGTTGGCGTAGATATCAGGAATGTCGAGGTTGCCATTCTGGGCAACTGTCGTCGGGTTCGCGGAGTAGATGATCTCTGCGAACACAGTATTGGCAGTGGAAATGCCAGGATAGACGTAGAAGTTCCGGGGGTTCTGCTCGTCGTAAATGTAATGCTTGACGACGGTTCCGTGAGCAGCGTCACCGGTAACCGTAGGGTTGTGCCAGTCAGGGGTCTGCGCATCCAAGATATCGCGCTGGACAATACGGACCGCTCGACGGCCGAGGCCGTTGCTTGCGGCGGACATGTTCCGGACCACGCGCAGGAGTGCGTTCCCATCACTAGGGATTTCCTGCTTGGTCCCAGCAGCAAGTGTGATGGTCGTGTTCTTAGCGGAAGCATCCGGCTTCAGCAGAGCAATCTCACGCTGAGCGTCATTCACCCAAAGAACAAGTTCATCAACAACAGGCCAACGAACGCCAGTAGTGTCCTGGAGTGTCTTTTGGACCCGGTCGATTACGCTTTGTACTGTAACGGCCATGGCCTACCTCACGATTTAATGAATAAGCCCCAAGCGGCTTCGCGGTCTTCAGGGCTTACATTTCGTCCAACTACGCGATTGATCGCGGACGCTTTAGGCGTTCCGTCTGCTTTGAAATCTTCTGGGTCGCCCTCTTCGCAGAGCTTTTCAATCCCAGTGACAACGTCATCGAGGTTCTTAACCTCTTCGATCTCATCAATCTGCGGGTTGTCTTTCAGCGGAGCAGGTGCTTGCTTCGTCTCAAAACCGACTTGCCGCGCACCAAATTGAAGTGCAAGCACTCCGATCTCATCGGAGACCTCTCGCTCTTCGCCGGGGAAAAACAAAACTGCTGCGCCACTCAGCGTGGCCACTCGAATCTCTTTATCAGAGACAACCTTCACGAGTGCTCCTCGTCAAAAGTGGGGGCCCCCTCCGAAGAGAGGGCCCCCTAAGCGGCTTACTGCGCCGTGTCGAGAGCAATCACGCCGAAATCCTGCGTGCTTGCGGTCACGTCGCTGTTGTACTTCGGCTTACGGAGACCGAAGATCTTTCCAATCGAAATACCAGACTGGTTCTGGTAATCGAAAGTGTCTTCGACAATCTCAGGGAGGCCGATGTCAGCCATGGCAAGAGCCTGCGCACCACAGAAGAGCGCACGCGCGCCAACCACGTTGGCGTTCGCACCCCACTTGTAGCCAGCAGCACCCGCGTTAGCGGAAGCGCCCGTGGTCGCGCCAGAGGTGTTAAACACATGGCGGAACTCGTGCACCATCACGCCGTCGACCATCAGCGAGCTCGAGCCAGCGAAGAGCTGGTTGCTCGGACCACGGATGCCAGCGTTACGCACGTTGGCAAGGAAGTCCGAATCGAGCTTGAGAGCGGCCATCTGCTGCGGGGTCACGAAGAGGTGGAACACCTCGTCGTTGCCAGCGCTGCGAACGCCACGGATGTACTGATCCTTGGCGTAGGCCTTGAGGTCGACAATGTGGCGATACTTCAGCTTGTCCGTTGCCGTGATCGCGGTCGTGTCACCAGCGACAATGTTGTCGCCAGAAACGCGGCGGTGGCGGGCAGCGGTCGGGGCCGAAACGTCGGACGCGAACTCGAGGTTCGACAGGTTCTGACCCGCGCTCAGGACCGAGCGCAGGGCGCCGTTGGTCTTGTGCGTGTAGGCCACACCAGCGAGGGTGAGGAACGCGAGCTGGTCGATGCGATCCGCCATCGCGTACGCGAGGGCATCACGGCTCTGCTCACGGAAGTTCACCACGCTCTTCTGATCCGCGAGGCGACCGGCAATGCGGTTTGCGAAGCGGAGCTGGTCGAGCTCGATGGTGATGTCGTAAGCGCGGAGCGCCTCTTCATTACCCTCGAGGGTGCTGTCGCCCGTCACGCCGTCGCCAGTCATATCGGCGAGCAGAGTGATTACGGCCTTCGTGCCCTTATCGGACTTCGTCAGCTCGGTGACACGGGTGATCATCGCGTTCGAACCTGAACCAGCGAACTGATTCACGAACGACATATTGCGCGCAACGCGCCAGAAATCGCGGCTCCAGGCAGTGAGCTGTTCACTGGTCAGTGCCGCAAAGTTAGTAAGAGCCATTTGGCTTCTCCTTTAAATTGCGTTAACCAAAACCCGTACTGCACCATGCAATACGAGCAACACAGCCGACTTCTTTGGTGCGGCTAACCCGTTCCCCCGTATCGTGGGGTCACGACTTAGCGCGTATTCACGAGACGCGACCTCGGCGGGTTTAACGCCTACGCAGGCGAAATCAACACGTTTTTAGCGTGTGCGACACGGCTGGATATCGTTCCAACGGACGAGTTCAGTTGTAGATTAGCAACACTAATATAAGTTCGCAACTATTTAGTAAGCAGACTTGCGCTTAGCAGTCTTCTTCGCTGGCTTCTTTGTTTGTGCTGAGGCGCTGAGGGCGCTTGTGCCACCAAGTAGTAGCCCGAGCGCAGCAACCAAAGCAATCATTTTCTTGTTGATTTTCAAGAAGGACCCTTTCTCTTTAGCCACGAGTTAAAAAGTGATGGCTTATAGCAAAAAGTACCGATTTACTAGGTAAAGTCAATGAATCCGTGATTCTTCAGGAAATCACCCTCCCCGCTAAAATGACCAAAATGACCATTTGCCTACCGGGGGTGGTGGGGCCCTTCCAGCGCCGATACCAAACTTCGACCGGTAGGGATGACTGATTTGCCTGTAAGCGCCTCGCTCTCGGCAACCTCAAAGAAAAACTTTATCTCTCCTTAACATGAAATCAGCACTTTGCCTGAGAGTTGTGCGCTTCTTGCCACCTCAAACCCTTGCTGCACATCAATCAGCGCGAATTCATGGCTGATGCAATTCTCCAGTTCCGGATATTTCTCTAAAAGTGTAAGCGCGGGATTCATCTCATCATTGAATCTAAAGGATCCAAGAAATCGTAACTCTTTACTTACGATGCGACCTAGAGCGACGCCTTCACTATTTCCACTAATCATCCCGATTTGAACGATGGTTCCACCACGAGCTGCTGCTGATATCGCATCAGAAACTGCATGAACATTCCCACTGCACTCAAGAACAACATCAAAACTATCAGCTGGGAGCGAACTCTTTTTTACATTGAGAATCTCATCCGCACCAACATTTTTTGCTCGCACCAAGGGTTCGTCAAAGACATCGGTTGCAGTGATGCGCGCCGCACCCACAGAACGTGCAGCGACGATTGCGAGCAAACCAATTGGACCAGCACCCGAAATCAATACCCTCTTCCCTTCCAATGCTCCAGCAAGATTTACACCATGGAGCGCTACAGCCAAAGGTTCAGCGAGTGCACCAAGCTTTAGTGAGATCCCTTCTGGGAGTGGTCGCACCATATTTCGCTTTACATAAATGTACTGCGCAAGCGCACCTTGTGTATGAGGTGAAGTTGCGGCGCTTCCAAAGTAGCGCACGCTATGCCACAAATGCGGACGACCTTCCAATCCTTTAGTTACCTCTCCAGTTTCTGCGGGGTGAATTGCTACAGGAGTTCCACTCTTAAGTTCTCCACGTGGATCCACATCAATCGTGCCCGAGACTTCGTGTCCAGGAATTAATGGTTCTCTAATGACGAAACTTCCATTTGCTCCATCAAAATAGTAATGGAGATCAGAGCCGCAAATTCCCACGTATGCGACTTTTACTCGTATCTCATCACCATGAGGATCTCGGAGTGGAAGGGAAATTAGCGATGCTTTCTCACGACCACTGATTGCATAGGCGGTAAAGGTTTCACTTATTTGCGGTGAATTCCTACTCACATCCCGTGCCACCTTCAGAAGGGTATACCTGAAGTAGTCGATATGAAAGAATGAGAGAATGGTGGAGAAAATAATTCGTCTTGATCGAACCACCGCGCCACCAAAGCATCTGCTTCTCACGACTCCTCCTGAGCGTGGCATCGTCCATATTGGTCTGGGCAATTTTCATCGCGCACACCTTGCCGTCTATACCGCAGAGGCAGTGGCCACTAGCGGCGGAGCGTGGGGTATCTACGCGTACTCCATGAGAA